AGTAGATCTCAAACTTATTAGGTTTCATACCACGTACAACTTTGTACTCTATCTTACCAATACGAAACTCAATCTCTACTACACAATCTTTTTCGTTGATACTATTGATCAACATACTCTTACTAATCTTACGAAAAGGTTTTGCAAACAGCGAAAAAGTAAGAGCATCCAAGATGGTGCTCTTACCTGCTCCGTTGCTACCAACGATTAGATTTGTTCTTGCCGATTCTAAGTCAATCTCACTAAAAACATTACCCGTAGAAAGAAAATTCTTCCAACGGATCTTTTCAAATACAATCATTATTCAGGATCATCAGGTGGTATTAAAAAATCGTCAGGTGTAATTATGGAAAAGCGTTGTCCACGATCTTGACATGCTCCTATTATAACATGATCTTCCATTTCCACAACCTGCATAGGAGGATAGTCGTCATCTTGCATCATCATCAAGTATCTTTCTGCATCGTCAATTTGAGTCCAGATAGGAATCACACGACGCTCTTCTTCATCAAAAACAGAAAACACACCTTCAGGATGGTCTGCTATTGTTAGGACGAACATTAGACTACTTGACAGCTTTCAATATATAGCGATCTCATAAGTGTCTTCAATTCAGACTTGTCTACGGAGATCTCTACCTCATCAATGTACTCATTAAGTAGTGTCATTGTATCTTTGGTTTCTAGATCTGCGTCGTCAACTCCTTCAGCATCTACAAGTGTCTCAACGATTTTAACATCGTGAGCACCTACGTTGTAAAGACGATCAACCAATGTTTCAAACATTTGGTAGTCTCGTTTTTCTTCAACGATGAGTTTGATAAACTTGTCCTTATAACTAGACACATCTTGTTTGTTGTAGTCCACACTGGCGTCATCGTAGAAGATCTTCTCAAAAATTTCGTAAGGGTTCTTGACAAATTTAAGTTTATCAGTTTCTGTATCAAAGATATGGAACCCACGAGTATCCTTATAATCATTCCAGAACATCTGATAGGGATTGCCGAGATACTGAACATTGCCATGCTTTGATTTCATATGGAAATGTCCAGACCATACACGTTTGAAATTTTTGAAGTCAGATACTTTAAATCCACCTTCAAACTTCATGCCAGGTGTGACTTCAAATCCATCACACTCAAGGTGGCCACACATAATTTGTGCTTTACTGTTAGAAATAAGTTTCAAACATTCTTCTTTATTACCTGCGTTGATCCATGGCATCATCAAAAACTTTTTGCTACCAAGAGTAATCTCTTCAGGTGAAGCATAGATCTTAATGTTATCGTACTTATCTAAAAGAAGTTCTGGCGAGTTAATAGCATTTGTATTCTTGTAGTAAGTACAATGATTACCAAGAATCATATGAACTTCGTAATCTCTCAACCGTTGGAAATAATTTGTATCAACACGGTTAAAAGTATTATAGTCCATAGACTTTCTGTTATCAAAAGTGTCACCCAAATCAATGATCGTGGTGATACCTTCTTTTTCAAGAGTTGGAAAAAAGATATTGTCATAGAACTTTTGAAAATAGTTCCAGAAGTGGATGTTTCCTTTTCTTCCATCAAGATGCTGATCAGTTATTAGTGCTATCTTCATCTTTCTTCCATTCCTTTTTTTCGTAATCAAAGTTAGGGTGTGGTGCAGCAGAAACCACTGGATCTTTTGTCTTGTTCTTAATGACAATAAATTTGTCAGCAGCAAATGTTCCTGCTAGATTGACCTCAATCTCATCAGTATCTTTCCAGTTGACAGTGCCATCCTTTTTAGTGTGTAGCATTGCTTCTTGGATCTGATCAATAATTTCTTGAGTTAGTTTCATACTTCAATGTCGTATTCAATTTCAATAACTTTACATGATCTTCCCATAGAATTTACTCTAGTCATCCTTGTCATCTTACCACGAAGTTGAGTAGTGATTCCTTGTAATTCATTAAGAAGTTCTGCTTCTAGTTCGTCAGCAATGTCTTGATGTCTATCAACTCTCATTGTGTTGGGGTTTGTGATCTTTCATTCCACCATGGTTACCATCGCCAGGCAACTTTCCAAATGCTAGGTATTCCACTGCTTGTAAAGAACCTTCTAACCTAGTCAAGTCTCTTTGAATTCTAAGATACTCTTCGTATGGTTCTTTTACTTCTGCTAGTCTAGCAGTTAATTGAGTTGTTCTTTTTGTAAAACGTTCAATAAGTTGTTCGTAATTTTCAGTAGGTTTCATTTTTTGTTTTGTTGTAAACTATTACTTTTTTACCATCATGGGTGAAGACGAGTTCGTCATCATGATCCCAACATAGTTCTTCATAGAGAGCATTAAGCTTTTCCATGTCATCATATAAGGCATTTGGATCAGGCATTAGCGATTCATTTTTGTTTCAATGTTTTCTTTAATGCTACCCATATCAGAATAGGAAGCATTCATACCTGACATGTTACCTTCATATCTGTCAGTGTGCATAACTTCATCATATCCTGATCTTTCTAAGATCTTACCTTTGATTTCTAATTGCTTTTTCTCCTTCTGAATCCTACGCAAGAATGCATAGTAAATGATCTGAGTGAAATAAGCAAACGGGTTTTTGGATTTTTCGGGGTCAAAATTGTCAATATACTGGAGGCAGTTTTCAATGCCATCACAGATCATGTCCTCGCGGAACATGTAGTTAACAAAGTTTGGTTTGTAAGATAAGTGTGTTGCGATCTTTAGAAAACAACTGCCCAGATAGTTTGTAACTCTTGGACGAGGTTTATCAGCTTCTTTAGCAGCATGAACCTTCTGACGATAGTCTGTGATCGCAGCAAGGAACTCTTTGTTATTGACGTAGTATTCAGTCTTTTTTCGTGTCATTACTGCTTTGAATGCCATGGGTTGGTTACCATTATCATGTCTTAATGGTAGCACATAGAAATGAATTTGTAAAGGGTACTTGACAAACCTCACAAACCTCAGTACAATTAACCTTGTAGAGGTTCAGAAGAAATGTATTAGCTTTTATTAAAGATATCTTCTAAAGACTTTTTCATATCCTTCACGGATCCTAGATATCCAGATCCTCTTGGTAATTTTCCTCCTCTACCAGTTAGAGACTTTCCATTCTCCATTCTCAATAGAGTTTCATTATAGAAATCAACAATAGGACCTTCTATCTCACTAACTGTGATTATGTGACTTCTGTTTATAATAAACATATTATCAAAAGTGGCGGACATCCACTCTCTAAAAGAGAACCCAGAAATTTCCATCGCACCTTTTCTTTGTCTAGCTGAGTCTACTTGAAGAGGATTCTCCAGCATTACTTTATCTTCGTCCTCTAGGTAGACAACCTTAGAGACAATTTCCTCTCCAGTTATAAGTTTTACTGTTCCAATAAATTCGTCATCCATATTTAATTTGCTCTAAGGTTTACTTTAATGACCTCATACTTAAAATTCTCATCATTGTAAATGTTAACTCTTTCGTTAAGATGTCGTAATGTGTAGTTCTGACCACCAATGTCGTCAGCGATGTCGTATAAGGTTGCTATCTCCTTCCCTTCACCTTTTCTAAGTACCCTACCAATAGACTGGAGGTTCCTAATTCTTGACTTGGACGGAGATGCGAATATGATGTTGTGAAGACGTTTAATGTTAATTCCAGTTGAGAAGGTGCCGTAACTGGCAACAATGATTGCATTTGATTCTGTCTCTGTAATCTGGCGAACTTCTTCTCGGTCTTCTACTTCCGTTCCACCGTGAACAAAAAATAATTTTCGCTCAGGGTCTATGGTATTATTTATCAACTCGTAAAGTGGCTCTCCGTGCTTCTCTACATAGTTAAAGAGCACGAGAGTGTTCCCATTCAAATCATCAACTAGATTTTTAATCAAGTTGTTTCTTCCTTTATGTTCAACAAGATACTCCATCTCATCGTGATATGATTCAAAATGTTGGGGAGCATGTTTACAAAGTAGCACTTTGATTCTAAACTTGCTAAGATAACCTTCTTTGATAAGATCATCTGTTTTGGTAACTCTTTCACAATCTCCAAACAATCCTTCCAGTACCCACTTGTGTGTCTTGCTACCATCAAGTGTCCCAGTAAAACCAAAACGGTACTTGGCATTGTGTAGTTTAGTCATGATACCTGTCAATGATTTTGACTTGAAGAGATGTGCTTCGTCACCAATCACACAGTCAATGTCATCAAAGTATCTTTTTGGAAACTTGTAGATAGACTGCCAGGTTGAAATAATAATTGGTTTGTCAGTATTCTTATCTTTACCAGAGTAAATCTTATGTACAAAGTCGTCAGCATTCCACCCGTAAGAAATAAAATCATTGACCATCTGCTCAACGAGGGATGTAGTTGGGACGACTATAAGTATCTTCTTTGCGGTGGCAGCATAGTATCTGACT